TGAAATATTAGCACCTAGATCATAACTAATTGCGTAGTTTGTACCATCTCTTGCTAAATCCCATTTAATGTTTCCACCGTTTACTTTGATATGATCCTTGTTTGCGGCTAACCATCCATCTACTGTGGTATTATCAGATGTGTGAGTTCCTGTTAATTTTCCTGAACTATCATATACTGTGTTTTCATCAGTTGATAATCCTTGTAACCTTCTACCTGAATGATATGTAATTGCCATTAGTCAATCAATCCACCTATGCAATCTGCACAACCTGTGAAGAACCGTTTTTCCATAGGGTGATAAAGAGACCGTCATTATTGGCATCAATCTTTCTTACAAACATATAGCCTTTTGAGTGTTGAGTTGCAGCTGTTGGAGTATATCCAACCACTTGAACAGTACCTTCAATTTCTGGGTCCATTCCTCCACCGCTTCCACCGCCTCCTGCTCCACCTGTTTCTCGCCAGGTAGATCCATCATAGGTTAAGGTTAGCGTGTTGCCAGCAGCTGTAGTTTTGTCAGCAGCCGCATCTAGTGTAATATTTGCTTGAGCTCCCGTAGCTCCTGATTTAGCATTAGTGACAGTTACAATCCCGTCAAACTGTAATGTTACTCTACTGCCAGCTTGGTAGTTTGTATTGTTAATGAAATCTATGGTTGTAGTTCCTGTAATGTCAAAATAGTTACCGTCTGTCCCAAGTGTTATGGTTGTAGCACTTGCAATATCAGCACCTTTTGATTCTTGTAAATTGTTGACCAATGGACCAATTCCTGTAATGCTTGGGAATATCGCAGATGAAATATCTGCATTTTTAATACTTGTTGCCAAATTTAATTTAGAATACGCTATGGCTGCACCAGCATTGACTTCGTTATTTGTTATGCTCAATGTTAGTTTGGATTGTGCTATTCCAGCACTGGATTTAATTGAGGCGTTGGCAATATTTGTAATGTTATTTCCCGTACCGTCTTGGTCTATGGATTTATTTAGTAAAGTTGCACTTTGATTATTATAAGCGGCCAGGGCATTAGATAAAGTTGCCTTTTTAGTTGCTACTCCAGCCCCTCCAACGTCGTCAACTATGGCAATTACGTCAGCGGCAACAGGTGTGGGTAAGTCTGTTAGATCAGTAATTTTCTTGTTAACCATTACTCATGATTAAATGTGAATAGTTAAAACTATTTCCTTGAACGCTTTTTGATAGGGGTAATCTGATAAGATGACGGATTGTAATTCTGAGCGGCTACCAAACAGTAGATGATACTCATTACGGAATCCTGTGGGTGATTAAACATCTTCATGGCTTTTTGACGGGGATCTTCAACTGCAACTTCCTGGGTTTCATTGAGGTCTTTTCTAGTTACGGAGGTCATATCGTCAAGGAGAAAGTCAGTTTGCCAGTCATAAAAATGTGGAATCATAAACATCGGTTTTTGGAATTTTTCGTTCCTAGGGTGGAGTGGATGTGAGATGTGCATACCAATAAAGTCAATAAAGTTCTGAATTACCGTTGTCTTGTCAATTTGAAGTTTGGCCTGTGCAACTCCATGCTTGTCTGAACTTTGTCCATACTCTGAGGTTGGTTTGACTTCATTGCCTATGGTTTGGCAGCCGATAAATTTCTGTCTGCCAAGTCCCGAAAATTTGTTATCATGAGCGTCACGACCTCCACCTTGAATTAATGGAATCTGATCCTGTCCATATCCCCAATCTCCTACGCCATAGTCGATGTCATAGTTTCTGAACAAGTCAGCAATATGTCTGGCTTGATCCATTGGGTGTTCGGCTGGTCGGGGGTCAATCCATGCCAGTTGATACCTGTTGCTCTTACGCCAGTGAAGGATAATTGTTGCGACGGTTTTTGACGCAGTTGGTCCAGAACCGAAATCAACTCCACCCAGCACTCTGATCTCGTTGCCATAGGTGGCCTTCAAGTCCAATACCTCCCCTGGAAGTAACAGCTTCAAGTAGTTCACATAACAGGCTTGAACCATATCGGGAGTGATTGGACGACGTTCAGCCTTGTAAAACTCACCTCTACAGTGAGAAAGATACATGGAGAGGGGGTAGTGCTTCTCTTGATACTCTATGGATAACTCAGGCTGAACATGATACTTGTGAATTGCGTCATGGATTGTCAGGGGTATGTGTGGGAACATTGCCTGTGGGAAATGATACCCTCGATAGTCCACGTTGGTTGGATTTTGTGCAATCCATTTTCCCTGTAAGATTTTAGTCAGCTTGTCCTCGTCATTGGTGATAGCCCCAAATGCGTCAAATGTCAGTTTTTCTCGCCACTCGGGATCATCATACTTCCATTCACGCTGATCCGTCCTTTTCCACATTCTGTGATATTCAGAACCAGCCTCCCCACCAATTCCAAACACGTACACCCTTCCGTGAGTCTTGGACAGGGAATACATTGCGACGGGAAGAAACCCAACGTCTTGGGCTTGGGCTTCGTCCAGAATTAATGCCTGATTGGATTTTCCTTCAACTGCGTGATACTTGTTTTCGTCAGTTACCAAGTATATCACAGAACCGTTAAGCAGCTTGATACGTCCAACGTTTGCCTTGCCATGGGGGAGGTATGCCTCCATTTTTGGATTTGCGATAAAAGTCTCCTGACGCAATCTCTGCTCTGAAAAAGCGGACCTGTGGTTGTCATCGTCCACTACATAGGTGACTTCGCATCCAGGCTTGTTTAGTGCAATCCAAGAGATTAGCGAACTTGCGTTGGTGGTCTTGTAAGTTTGTCTACCGTTGACAAACATTTGGTGTGGGTGTTCGTCAAGCAGTGGCTCCATCCAATACGGATCTTGTTTAAAATGTAGAGGCTTCCTTCCAATCATTGGACGAAAATCTTTAATAAAATCTAGTAAATTATTTGGAACTACGTCAGGGTTTGCCTTGGCTCGTTTTTCTCTCATTCGTTCTTCTAGTATTCCTAAACGGAATCCGTCACTATGTACCATTTTTCTCAGGCAATTCTTCCAGCTCTGGAGTTGTTTGCAACAGTTCTCCCTCTATCATTTTTAGTCTCCTTGCAAAATCATGATTTTTTTGTACCGTGGAATACACTTGAGATTGATACCCTACGGCCTGTGACAGTTTAATCATTAAGGCATGGTCTTTTTCGTCATCAGGCTTTTGAGATTCCTTGAAGAACTCGTCAGCCAGTGTGTCCATGATGGAAATGGATATTTTCCCCACGTGTGAAGGATCTGTCCATGACTCTTGCATCATATATTAAAATAAAATTTATTTAATAAAGTGTTTCTTTTTCATGTGAATTATCATTTTACCCTCAGAGGCAGTGAAAAAATCATGTTTTAAACAGGCAAAACTTGGGAATTTACTCATTATATGGTATCTCTAATTTATCTAATATGAGTTTTAAATAGATGTCTGTTTTATACTGTTTTTCCTGTATGTCTCTAATATCTTCGTCATGTGAAGAATGAATCCCAACTGAATTTTTATCCTGCTCGGACAGTTCAACTATCTTATTTTTTAGTGCGATAAAGCATTGTTCCTTTTTCCAGAAATATCTGATCAGTGCTATTACGCCAACTGAACAAGGAACCAAAACTGCAACTGCCATTTCGATCCACATGGGTAAAAGTTATCCTAGCTGCTTAAAGGAGTTTTTATAATCATTCTTCTTCGCAATCGTCATCATGATCTCCGTCAAGACCGCCACAATAATCACAAGTTATACCATGCAAGATTCTCCACAGTAATCCTCATTGACCTCTATTTTTTCCCCGAAAAAATCTGACAAGGTTGATTGATTTTCAATATCTTCCGTTGAAGATTTGTAACCCCACTTGTTATACCTTTTAGCCAGTTTGCTTCCAACTCGACCTATTTCGGTTTCCAGCCATTTAATAGTTTCAAATGCCAGAGGATCATTTTTTTCCATTAGTTTTAAATCCCATTCTTCTGCATGAGCTCCACAGTAACATTCACCTGAACGATTCAACCATTGATACACGGGGGTTTTCTCCAACTCGTTCTCAATGAAATAATCCCACAACTGCTCACCATTCTTCCATAGGAAGGGCTTGACGTATGGCAATCCAGAGTTAAAGTCAAGAGGCTTTTTGGTATATTTTTTTACCTTGTTTCTTGCACGGGATTCCTTCTTTCTAACTCCAGAAATGAAACAGGCATTTTCTCCAGCTTTTATTTTAGGTCGCAGGAAATAATACCAGGTGTGCATTTTTAGATACCCCATCCACATGGAGTGATTTCCAGCGAAGGCAAAACCATACTTCATGACGATATTGTAAAACCTCTCCTTGTCACTAGCCCAAGTCATGTGGATTGGCCAATTTCTTTTCTTGGCATAGTCCACTACGAACTGCCTTGTGGCTCGAGCTCCAAGTCCTGTGTTGGTGAAAACTATACCTGCGAATCTGTCAGGGTAGTTTCGGGCAATAAAGTCAGCAACACAGACGGAATCCTTGCCACCTGAAAACAATACATAGAATCTGTCATAGCCATATTTTTCAATGACTTCTGACATTATTTCCTCAGGGGATTGCGGCTCAACCCATTCAAAACTACTCAAGAAGAAAACCCATCTAATGATTCATTGCTCTGGGGTTTTAATCTATTGCGAATGATCTCCACGTACTCTGGGTTTAACTCTATTCCAAGCCATCTGCGGTTTAGTTTCAGGGCTACGAGGGCTACTGTGCCAGCTCCCATGAACGGATCAAATACCACTCCAGGCTCAAAGCCTACTCCGCAATGACAGGTTGTCTCACCTACCTTTCGATAACTTGCAGTTACTGCGTCTTTTTTCATCTTCTGTTTCATACCCTGAGTAAGATCCTCGGAGTGATCATGCCATGATTGTCCTAGGGACTTGGCATATTCCTCAGTAGGCTCCATGATACTCTCCACTGGGACACCGCAATACTTGCAGACTTTCTCAGGGACAGCACAACGAATAATCTTGTGTGGCAACTCCTCTGGGAATGTGGCAAAATGAGCCGCCACGAAGGGCTTTGGATTGATAAAGAATACGTCCCCTGGATTCTTTCCCTTGGGGTCGTTAATCTTTTCCGCATCTTTTGGATATAGAGTTGTCATTTGATCATCAAAGGTGTCATCAAAATTCAGAATACCTTTTACCTTAATCCAGTCCTCTCTTGTTGGGAAGGAGCCATTTTTTTCAAACCAATGGTGTGGGGTGTAGTTTTCAAAAATTTCCTCCAGTTTGTCAACGGTGATTTTTGAAACTTTTCGTGCATTGTTTAAAAATTTTCTTATCTCGTCATGTGATGGCAGGTTCCTGAAATAGATTACCCCGTTTCTTTCGACAACTGCATAAGGCTTTGACTTGTCATAGAATACGTCACCTGGATTCTTTCCCTTTGGATCATTGAGTGCTCCGTCATGGCTGTTTCCAGCCCCACGTGAAGCGGCCATCCTAACCTTGAGTGAATTGTTAGAAGCTGGGGTATTTTCGCTGGTCTTGTAAGTTTTTGTGTAATCCCAATCGTCCTTGCCTACTGCCCTGTTCCTGTGGATTCCCTGAGTCAG